TTGTAACTTTGGTAATGCATCTATCTTTGTTATCCGTTTCTGATCCATTTTGGTCCTCCTTCTTTGGTAGTATATATATCACTCTAAAGAGTGATTATAGCAAGTACATTATTCAGATATTTCATCTAGTTTCTTAACTAGATCCTTATAGTAAAGTTTTACTCCGTTACGAACACAGTAAACATTATCTTCATCATTGGTATTATCGACGTAACGTCTAAGAATAACTGAAGCATACTTTTCATCAAGTTCCATTGTGAAGCATATTCTATTAGTCAATTCACAGGCCATTAAAGTTGAACCAGAACCACCAAATGTATCTATTACAATTGCATTTTCTTGACTTGAATTTTGGATTGGATAAGAAAGTAAGTCTAGAGGTTTAGATGTTGGATGGTTCTCATTTCTTTTAGGCTTTTTGAAATTCCAGATAGTTGTTTGTTTTCTATCTGAATACCAGTTATGTTTTCCATTCTTTAAGAATCCATAAAGAACAGGTTCATGTTGCCATTGATAATCAGATCTTCCTAAAACTAAAGAATCCTTAACCCAGATACAGCAACCTGCAAGATGGAATCCTGCATCAATAAATGCTGTTCTAAAGTTTAATCCTTCAGTATCTGCATGGAAACAATATGCTGAAGCTCCGCTTTCACAATGAGCAACCATGTTTTTAAATGCCTTAAGCAAGAATTCATAGAACTCTTCATTTTTAAGTGAATCGTTTTGAATTTTAAGTCCAGCACTTGAACAGAAAGAAACTCCATAAGGTGGATCAGTTAAAACTAGATTAGCTTTTTTGTTATCCATTAACTTATTTACATCTTCTTCATTTGTAGCATCTCCACACATAAGTCTATGTCGACCTACAAACCAGATATCTCCTCTTTCTACAAATGAAGCTTCTTCTAGTGCTTTAGTTAAATCATAATCATCATCTTCAACATTGGTTTTTTCTTCTTTAAAGAAATCTGCAATCTCATCAGAATCAAAGCCAGTCAAAGATAAATCGTAACTTTCAGCTTCTAAGGCTTCAAGTTCAACCTTTAATAACTCTTCATCCCATCCTGCATCAAGAGCCATTCTGTTATCAGCAATAATATATGCTTTCTTCTGTGCTTCAGTTAGATAATCAACTAAAACACATGGCACTTCTTTTATTCCTTCAGCTTTAGCTGCAAGAACTCTACCATGACCAGCTATGATATTAAAATCTTTATCAATGATTACAGGATTAATAAATCCGAACTCTCTTAGACTTGATCTAAGTTTATTTATTTGCTCCGGATTATGAGTTCTAGCATTATTTACATAAGGGATTAACTTATTAATATCAATAAGTTTCATTTCTTTAGTGGTCTTACTCATTAGAATAACCCCCATTCAGCAAACTTCTCAAAGCCTCCTAAATCAAAAATGAATTCACGAGCTATTTCAACTACTTCTTCATAAGGTCTTCCATCTATTGTTTCATCTCCAATTGCACATGAAAGTTCTACAGTTTGACCAGTTTCCTGTGCTTTTAAGAAACAATAAATATTCACAGACACGTCTGCTTTCGATAAGTCCTTACCATGAAGACCTCCTCCTGTAACTGAATCAGCCATATCAGATCCTAACTTACGATTAGTTGCACCTGTATCAACATCAGTTCCACCAGTCCATTCACCTAAAGGATTAACGATTGCTTTAGGATACTTGCGTTTAATTTCAAAGTTCTTAGCTTTTGATTGACAGATAATTAATTTAGAACCATCAATGATATACTTACCATCACTGTGGTATTCAGAATAAATCTTTCTTGCAATCTCAGTTAGTTCCTTTTGTTCTTTAGTTAAAGGGACTCCTTTAAAGATACCATTATCACCACATCTAATCTTTCCTTCTTGATTATCTGCTAAGTGTGAGTCTTGAGGAACTTCTACATAATCAATAAATACTCTACCTGCAATTCTTCTTGCAGCTCTTATTACATCTTTTTTATCTAAAAGAACACTAGTTTCAGCAATGATATGACATTTGCCATGACCAATTAATACTTCAACTGCTATTCTAGGATTCTTAGTTTCCTTATATGCTAAATCAACAATAGCACCTGCTATCCTATCCGCTATTTTATCTGGGTGTTTAGGATTTACTTTTTCAAACATCTTTTATTTTCCTCCATTTAAAAAGGCCACCCTTAGGTGACCATTATTTCATTCTTGATCTTAAAAGTCGCTCCATCATACTATCGTTTGGATTAGCACCTTTAAAATCTACAGTACAATTTTCTTTTACTACCTGGAATATCTGAAACCAGATATTATTTGTTTGCTTCATAAAGCTCTGACTCATTGCTACATATGGACTTTGTATTGGATTACCACTAGTTGGATGTTTTCCTAAAAAACCATACTTAGTTATTGCCTCTTCACATTGAATCCAACGCGCAACGCTCATAGCATATGATTCTATAAGTTGTTTATTAACAATTTTATGACAGCCTAATTTCTTAAGCCATAGATAAGTTTCTTTATAAATCTCAGCTGCAATTAGCTGTTTACCATCTCTTTGCAGTGCAGAAAGATAATCTTTTACAGGTGGCATATCCACTCCTTCAAGTTCAGCTCCTTCTAAATCAGGTGCTTCAATAACTTTTATAGTTCTATGTCCTGGATTACCTTCGGCTATCTTATCTATGGTGGCTTTTTTCTTTCTACCAGCACCTGGCCTAGCACCTCCATGTGAGTTAGCATTTGCCATGCTTTTATCCTCCTTTTTCAAGATTAATTATTCAAGTTTTAACTTGAACTTACATTCTTAGTTCAGCAGTTATATTACTTTGTAATATAAAATGTATCGAGTTAAAGATAAGGCTATTCCCCTTTTGAAATCGCGAAAAATGCACACGAAACCCCTGGCCGATTTTATTATATAAAATCGTAAAGATTTAACTCCCCCCTAGGTCTATGTTTCATGAGGGTGTCTATCACCTAATTCGATATGAATCTTATTGTGACAGCTTCTACAAAGACTCATAAGATTTGATACATCATTAGTACCACCACGATTAACAGGTAATATGTGGTGTACTTCTTCCATTGGTGTTACCCTGCCTTCCTTCAAACATCGTTCACATAAAGGATGAGCTTTAGCATATTTATCTCTTATTCGTTTCCAAGCCCTACCATATTTCTTTTTATGATCTGGCGAGCGTTCGTACTTGTCATAGATTTGAACAGCTTCTTTCTTATGCTTCTCACAATATGTACCATCTGTTAGGTTAGGACAGCCAGGAAATGCACATGGTTTCTTTGGCTTATATGGCATGTTTTTCCTCCTTTCAGATAAAGAAAAAAGTCCAGCGGCGTGAATCTGGACTTATATTCTCTATGGCTTTCGCCAATTATAGCATATCATAAGAGGGATATGGTCCACCATGTGCCAACCTGTGTCAGCCTGTGCCAAATTTAAAGCACCAGATTATCTAGTGCTCTACGGTGTAACCTCATAAGCGTTGATTTAGATGCGTATATTACCTTTTCAATTTCGCTCCAAGAAAGCCAATCAAGATAATGAAGTGTTAAGACGAGTCTTTCATCTTCATCGATTACATTAGCGATTGATGTTTCTATTTCCACCTTTACTACACTTGCTTTAGCTTCAAGATCTTTTAGTTCTCTTTCTGCATCAAGTCCTCTTATAACCCATTTAACAAATGGTGCTTCAAAAGATGGAGTATGATCTACTCTTTCTACAGAAAAATCCTGTCCTGGAATCGAATGTGATTGCTCTTCACAAAAAGCAATATACTGTTTCTTCCTTTCAATTCTTTCTATTAAATTATGATATCGACTTAAGTATTCTTTCTTATCCAAATTACCACCACGCCTTTATGATTGCTTCCATTTTACTAGATTTATCTAGTAAATATAATTTGCTTAAGATAATAGTTTTTAGTTTTCAACCTAGGTAGTAGCTATGTTGTAAAAAGAAAAAAGGTAAGAATCACTCCTACCTTTCTATCTATTTAAGTGTCAATCACTCTACAGTTATTTGACCTTCAAATTGTTAAAATAAATTTTTCACCAAAACGACAGGTTTTAGCATACCTTTTCCATTACTTTCAATTAGATGTCATTTTGAGAGTAAAATAACTAGTATTATTTACTGCTGGAATTGATGCTATTTATACTTCTCTAAAAGAGGTAATAACCACTTTAGAATCCAGCGTTTAGTCGTATCATAATTTCCTGAATCATAATACACAGCTCCAACCATAGCTTCAATATATGGATCATGTGCCTTATGCACAACTTGCTCATGGTCAGGAATATTTGGATCTTTGAAGAAATGTAAATCATTATAAGAATAATCAATTAAACCTTCTTTAATCATTACATCATGCATTGTTGCATTGTCTTCTATACCGCTCTTTTTAATTGTGATTTCACCTTTGGTTCTTATTCCTTCTCTATAAAACTTATCAGCAATAACTGATTTTAATATAGTATCACCAACAGTAGCCAAGCCTTCATTAGAATATTCAGAACCATTCTTTCCTTGACCTGGAACAGGTATTTTTATAGAACCCATAGCTTTAGCAAGCCATGATATGTCATTAAAATGATAATGAATTTTAATTTCTAATTCTCTCATTTCACTTTCTATTCTTTTTTTATCCATAATCAGTCCCCATTTATGAAGATATAATCTTCTGCTGTTACTTCTTCAATAGCTATAGAATTATTGAAGTATCCTTCTTCTTTTTTATATCTATCAGTAATAAAAGATAGTTCCTTATTCTTAGAACCTAATAATACTCTCTTGTCATCAAGT